TTGAAAACACAGCAAATCATTTTGTGCTTATGTTAGGAAAATCCCCTACAACAGCATTGATTTCTATGAGAGCTACTCAATTAAAAATTAGTAGAAAATGGAACTCAATGATGATGGGTATTAAACTACAAGGTAAAAATGGTATGTTTACGCCACCAACATATAGCCACATTTACAAACTAAAGACTGTTCAGATGTCAAATGACAAAGGAACATGGTTTGGATGGGACGTATCACAAGTTGGTCCGGTATCAGATAAGGGTGTTTACGATATGGCTAAAAATTTCGGTGAGCGTGTAAGCGCTGGCGATGTTGCAGCTAAACCTGAAAATCAAGAACAACCAAAAACTGAAAAAATAGTTTTATAAGTTCCTAGGGAATGGGCGGAAAAGCGAGAGTGGATCCGCCCGTAATAAAATTATGGAAGATATTAAAAATATAAATAAAGGTCCAATTACTTACGGGGATTGGTATGATCTTGGATATACTTTGGTGCCATGCGAGGCAGGAAGGCCTACCGTAAAAAAATGGAGTGATCCAAGTTTTAAAATAACGAAAGAAGAATGGAAAAACAAATACTCAGACAAAGAAATAGGATTAAGATTAGATAACACGGTTGATTTAGATCTTGATAATAGTCGTGCAAAAGTTTTTGCAAATAAATATTTAACAAATTGTGGTACTATATCCGGTAGAGAACATAACCCTACAAGCCATTACTGGTGGAAAGGAAAGTTACTTGCACAGAAATTTTCATTACCAAACGAACTTAAAAGATATGTTGAACATGCTGCACACGGCCAGTGTTTATGTGAAATAAGAAGTACAGAAACATGTTACACAATAGTTCCCGGCTCTTTACATAGTAAACATAGAGAATATGTAAAATGGGAAAAGTACGAAGGTTTTAATGATTATGTTGGGGATCTAAATAAAATTTTAAGAAAGATAGCTTTAGCTACTGCTCTATCTATTTTATATGCGCCTAAAGGTCAAAGAGATGAATATTGTACAGCTGTTGCTGGAGTTTTAATTAAACAAACCGACTGGGATGATAATGAAATCAATGATTTTATTTATGACATTGCAGTAGAATCTAATGACGATGAATCTGAAAATAGAAAAAATAAAGGGTCTACAACTAGAAAATCTAAAAAACCATTTGGCATGCCAAAACTTGCAGAAATAATTGAATGCAGAACTGAAAGTATTGCTTCAATATTTAGTTGGATAGGTGTTCAAGATAAATCATTAGTTCAAGTTAAACAAATTGCTGATGATTCTATAGGTGAAATTGTTGAGTATGGTCAAGACAGGTACAAAATAAAGGTATCAGGTAAATTAGAAAAAGTTCCTTTTACTAAAACAATAATTGTTGATGGACCAACGATCATGAACCAGGGAAAATTTTATGATGCTGTTGTAATTCAAGCTCAAGTTTGGATTCCTAAAATGAAAGCACTACAGTTTGAAGAAATAATGAGAGTAAAATTTGAATCAAGAACTAAATCAATTCACTATGAAGAAGAAGCAGACGAATCTTATGTATTTAAAAAATACTTTACTAATTATATTAAACTAAAAAAAGCACATACAGATAAAAAAGAATTAGCTAACTACGGAACTCCTTATTTTAATCAGGTAAGTAACGAATTAGAATTTAGTTTAGATCAATTTGAAAGTTATTTACAAGAACAAAGAGTAACCTACAAACGAGTAGATCTTGTTATGAAGCTACAAGATGTATTAAACGCTAATAAAAAAAATGGAAAATACAAAGGTAAATCTTTAGTGTCATGGGTTATTGATAAACCTGAAATTGAAAACGAAGACCTTATGATAGAGGGAAATTTTAGTGAGGAACCAGAAGGTATAGATTTTGAACAAGCCTAGATTTATTGCAGGTCCTCCAGGAACAGGTAAAACTCACAAATTTATTGTAGATAAATACATCACAGCTTTGAAAAAATATACTCCTGAAAAAATTATAATTTTATCTCATACCAAAATAGCCGCACGAGAAATTAGAGAGGCAATTTTTGAAATACCTTATATAGAACAAAATTATACTAAAAAAGAAATGGAATCTAGAATATGTACTATCCATACTTATTGTAAAAGTAGAATATTAAAGAAAGAAGTATTTAGTTTATCAGATCATAAAAATTTAATAAAAGAAGACAGTCGTTTTAATAACCATCAAGAAGATGACATAAAACGTAAACATAGATTTTATAAATATCTTTCGGACGCATATGGACATGGAGAAACTTTAGATAAATATTGGATTAAATGTGATCAAAAATCTTTTGCACCTTATGGTTTAAAGTTAATTAAAGAATTACTTCCATTTTACAAAGCATATAAAAAAAAACACAATCTTTGTGATTTTGCCGATATGATAGAAAATTTTTTACGTCAAACTTACAATGAAAAAACTAAAAAAATGGAAGACGATGTAAAAGATCCAGATATAGATATATTAATTATAGACGAATGTCAGGACTGTAATGTACCTCAAAGAAAAGCTATTGATAAAATGGCAAGAAACGTAAAAGAAGGACATTATTATTTAGTGGGAGATGCAGATCAAACTTTATTTGAGTACTCAGGGTCAGATGCAGAATATTTTCACAATTTAGCTAAAAATCCTTATGATGAGTTAAAAGAAGGTACAAGATGTGGGGAAGCTATTAATACACACTGTAAATCGATCATACAGCCTATTTGGGAGCATTATAAGTCTCATAGGGTATGGAACCCCGCAAAATACAAAGAATGGCATAACAAAGGACATATAGGCGAAATTATTAAAGGAAAAGATTATTATTTACCAGATTTAAAACCATCAGGACATTTAGATATACTTTTAGATAAAATTAAAAATACTGAAGAAAGATTTTTATTTACTTATAGGGGATCTCCAAGCGATGTACGTTGTACAGATTTTCTTATATCACGAGGTATAGAATTTGCTCCAGTAGGACAATCTCCTTTTGTAACTAAAAAAGAATTAAGAACTCATAAATTATGGCCTGAATTTATTAAAGGTACACCTATGGACCTTATGCAAATAAAAAATTTTTGGGATTATTTAAATGAAACGATGATTGTTGGAGAAAAATCAAAGGCAACAAAAATTTTTAAAGAATGGCATAAAAAAGATTACACTATAGATCATTTAATAAATGAAAAATTAATACTTCCTATTTCTAAACAACATAAAGATTTTGATTTAATAAGGGCTCCTGTTAAAAAACATAAAGAAAGAATGGAGTATATAAAAAAAGTTTTGTCAAAAGGTTTTGATTTTGATAAAAAAGTTAGAGTTGAGTACGCAAACATTCATACTGTTAAAGGTTTAACATTTGATAATGTCATTGTTGACGAAACCGTTGTCAATAAAGACCCTTACTTTACTTCATTAAAACTACAATACACTGCATACAGTAGAGGGATTTTTGACTATTGGACTTTAGCAAAGATGCCTGGAAAATATACAATAGGAGTAAAAAATGAGTGCTTATAAAAAACAAGTAGGGGGTTCACATTATAAATCTATGGTTATCCAACCAGCAGAGTTTATTAATAAAAACAAATTACTTTTTGCAGAAGGAAATGCAATTAAATATATTTGTCGACATCAATCAAAAGGTGAGATAAAAGATATAGAGAAAGCTATTCACTATTTAGAAATGATAATAGAAAGGGATTATAAATAATGGCCTATTTAAACGCAGACATACCTCCAATTTATTGTAAAGTTAGAAAAGAATATTTATATGATTTAAAAGATCACCACGGTGAAAGCGAAGACTGTTGTATTTTTGGTTTTGCATCTATAACAGATAGAGCATTGTTATTTCATATTATGTTACCCAACGGTGCATGTTTTTGGAGATTACCTATCTCTGCTTTTTTTCAAGAAAAATTTGAAGTAAAAGACGTAGAGCCTCCTTCTATAGATCAAGTGCAATTATGGAATTGCTTTAGTTATTATCCTAGTGTACACTGTTTTAGTTTTTTAAGAGGTAAACGTGGAAAGTATTTTGGAAAAGATAAAAAAAATTATCCCGGCGAGTATTTATTTACTATTGATTGGGCTCACCCAGAAAGTAATATATTGGATACAGAACATTCTGAAATTCCTGCTGAACATAAGTGTGCACATATATTGGCTCTTGATGGAGGTAATTATGCAGCTCAGCCTAATAATCGTATTTTGTGGGACGCTCCTAATTATACTGTTGGTAACAGCGTACCAGATTATTCTGTTCAAAATACAAAATGGAATGTCGAAAATAAAGATTGGTTAACCGAAGACAGTAATAAAATGTTTTACACAACAGAGGAAAAAAAATAATGTGTACTGTTCCGCAACTTAGTGAGTTAAATTTAGAAGGTATAGATACAGTTGCAATTGATTTAGAGACTTACGATCCTAATTTAAAAACAAAAGGATCAGGTGCTGTAAGAAAAGATGGTTTCGTTACCGGCATAGCTATAGCTACTAAGAATCAAACTTTTTATTTCCCTATTGCTCATCACATGACCGATAATTTAAATACCAAAGAAACTTGGAATTATTTAAATAAAAAAGTATTTCAAAATAAAAATATACGTAAGGTATTTCATAATGCTATGTACGATGTTTGTTGGATTAGATCAGCAACTGGAGACATGCCCCAAGGTAAATTGTTAGATACCATGATTGCAGCGTCAGTTATTGACGAGACTAGAATGAGATATTCTTTAGATTCTATAAGTAAAGATTATTTAAAAGAATCTAAATACAAATATGATTTAGCTGAAAAAGTTTTAGAGTGGTCTAATGGAATGATAAAAGATCCAATGTCTAATATGCATAAACTACCTCATCATTTAGTAAAAGATTATGCAGAACAAGATGTTAACTTAACATTAAAGCTGTGGGATCTATTTGAAAAAAAATTAGAAGAAGTATTATACACAAAAACTAAATCAGATGGAAGTAAAGAATTTAAAACATGTAGAAAGATATTTGAATTAGAAACTAAATTATTTCCATGTTTGGTTGACATGAAGTTTAAAGGCGTTAGGATAGATGTCGAAAAAGCTAAGGTACTTGGAAAACTTCTAGAGAAACGTAGAGATAATTTATTAAAGATTATTAAAAAACATACTGATGTTAGTATAGATATATGGGCCGCTTCTTCTATTAAAGCTTTGTTAGAGCATGAGGAAATTACAGATTACGAAAAAACAAAAGACAGGAAGAAAAAATTAAAAGGTAAAGATGGTAAAAATATTCTTAATGAAAAAGGTGAACCTAAAACAGAATTAGTTCCATCAACGACCCCTAAACTTCCAAAAGATTATTTAAAAACCCATAAGAATCGTTTCTTAAGAATGATTGTAAAAGCAAGAGAATGTGACAAAGCTAAAAATACTTTTGTTGAGGGCTTACTAGATTTTGTTCATGAAGGCAGAATACATGCAGACATCAATCAAATTAGATCCGACCAAGGAGGAACGGTTACGGGAAGATTCTCTATGTCTAATCCTAACTTACAACAAATCCCATCTAAAGGAATTATTGGTAAAAAAATGAGAGAACTTTTTATACCTGATGAAGGTTGTACGTGGGGTTCATTTGATTATTCACAACAAGAGCCACGTATAGTGGTCCATTACGCTTTAACCCTCTACCCTTATAAAAACCCGGATGTTAAGATGCCTAATAATTTAAGAGAAAGTTTAGAACGAATTGAAAAATCTTATAAAACATCAAATGTAGACTTTCACCAAATAGTAGCAGACATGGCTCAAATACCACGGACCACGGCCAAAACAATTAACCTAGGACTGTTTTATGGTATGGGTAAAATAAAATTAGCCAGTGAATTAAATTTAACTAAACCTCAAGCTAACACTTTATTTAATACTTATCATGAGAAAGCTCCGTTTGTTAAAAAGTTATCTCAAGATTTAATTGAGTTTGCAGAAGATAATAAATTATTATTTACATTGGGAGACAGATTTTGCAGATTTAATCGATGGGAAACTAGAGACAGGGAATGGAACAGTAAGATTAATAGATACGACCCTGTAGACATCTTAACAGAAGAAAAGGCAAAGACAGCTTTTAAAGCTGAGTTACTAGATAAATTTAAAGACAGTATAGCGGATAATTATATGAAAGATTTTACTAATTATTATAAACCTGCATTTACATACAAAGCTTTAAATAGATTAATTCAGGGTAGTGCGGCCGATATGACCAAGAAAGCTATGGTAGATTTATATGAACAGGGAATTTTACCACAGATACAGATACACGATGAGTTGTGTCTGTCCATTGATAGCGAAGAGACTGCTAAAATAGTAAAAGAAACTATGGAAAAGGCTATCCTTCTTAAAGTGCCTAACAAAGTAAATTACAAAAAAGGTAAAAACTGGGGATCCATAAAATAATACTTACTTAAATGTAAATGTTGTTGTATACTACTCAGATAAAAAATAGGAGTTATTATGTTGATATATGGAAAAACACCAAACGATTACTTAGAACTAGCTAAAGCACATAAAAAAGAAACAGCTATAGCAGCTATTATAGTAATTGCCGTCTTATACTGTATATTTTAATATACATTTCGCACTAGAACTGCGCTTAAACAACCCCAAAATATATGAGTCTGTATGGATTTAAAGAAAAACAAAAATGAATGTAAAAAATGCGGTCATGCGTGTCATTGCGTGGATGATTTCCACACCGATCCTTACGGTATTTGTCCTTGTGATACTTGTGTTTGTGATGACCCTAAAAATTCTGGAGAGGAGTGCCTGTCATGTCAATAGCGGATCTATTAAAAAAGAACTTTGTATTGATCCCAGTGATAGCCTCAGTTCTATTTGGAACTTTTACGGGCGTTAAGTATATTGTCAATCTAACAGACACAATCAATGCTAATCAATTAGCAATCATAAAAATACAAGAAGTCGAGATAAAAGATCTTAGAAGAGATCTAGCTTACGAACAAGAAAAGATGGCAGA